AATACAGTAACAGATAATGTTACGGTTTTTGACTCTAATGCAAACGGATACTTTAAGTTTGCAGGAACAAAAGGTGTTGTTATACCAGTTGGAGACAACTTAAACAGACCTGCTTTTGTTAATTCAGAAACTGGTATGTTAAGGTACAATACAGCTGATGAAAGAGTTGAGATTTTTGATGGTACAAACTGGACAAGTGTCGCAGGTAGTGCTAGTGGTATTAGTAGAAACGATGCTGAAGCGATTGCTTTAGAATATGTATTAGTGTTAGGATAAGATAATGGCAACATTTTTTAGACAAAAAATTATTAAAGACGTAGGCACACAAAAGATTGAAGTGTTTGAAGCCGCACCAGGAACAAATGCTACAATTATTGGTTTGAATTTAGCTAACACTTCAGAATTTGCTATTCAAGCAAGTATATTAATTAGAGACGATACGAGTGTAGAAGCGTTTTATGTGAAAGATGTTATGATAGCACCCCAGACAGCTTTCAAAGCAATGATAGGTGGTGAAAAGGTTATTATACCAAGTGGATATTCAATACTTGTGCAGTCTGATCAAGATGATTCGATTGATGCAATCATAAGTTATGTGGATATTACGTAAGGAGTAAATTATGTCACAGTATGCAGGTAATGAAGCAGGTTATATTACAGGAAATTTAGACGGAAGGTTTTTTTACGGTCTTAGACGTACAGAACAAGGCGAACTGTTTTTTACAAAAATTGATCAAATGGATGCAACTGCTTCTTTACAAGTAAACAAACCAGGTGACCCTAGTAATAATTTTCCAGACTTTGAACAAGGACAAGATTTTTACGAAGGTAGAGATCAAAATCATGAAATAATATATGAAAACTTAAATTATGAACAATTTAGATGGGATAATAGACATATTAATTATTACATCAATGACGATGGAGAATTTGTTGTACGTGTAAATGCAAAACATACATATTCAAATGATATTAGTAGTGACGGCTTAACAAACTATAATAAAAACTATTATCAAGTAACTGTTGCAAATTCAGGCGGAAACAAATACTTCTTTAATGGTATACTAACTCCTACTTTAAATTTATATGAAGGACAAGTATACACATTTGGTCAAGCAGATGCTTCTAATAATACACACCCTCTAAGATTAAGCACAACAGCAGATGGTACACACAATGGTGGAGTGCAGTATACAACAGGAGTAGAAGTATTTGGTACGCCAGGAGTTGAAGGAAGTTATGTGAAATTTACTGTTCCAGTAAATGCACCAACTTTATATTATTATTGCGTAAACCATCCAGGTATGGGTGGACAAATAAATACACTAACATAATGATTAGGAATGTAAAAAATGGCTGAATTTAGAATAGATAGACTTCGTTTTAACTGGATAGGTACATGGAGCGCAGGCACAGTATATAGAAAAGATGATGTTGTGCAATATGGTGGTAAGGTATTTGTTGCACTAGCTAACCATACAGCGAGTGCAGATTTCAATGACGACCTAGATAATTTTGTTGCAGGGGTTGCTACTCCTAAATGGGAACAAATGCTAGATGGATATGAATGGAAGGGCGAATGGCAACCTGAAACTTTTTATAAAGTACATGATATTACAAAATATAGAGGAATAGTGTACACTTGTATTGACAGCCATACAAGCCAGGCTACTATTGCACTTGGTTTAGAATTCGATCAAGAAAAATGGAAAATATTTTCAAAAGGTCCTAATTATCTTGTAACATGGACAGCAAACACATATTATAAGAAAAATGATTTAATAAAATACGGTGGCAGTTTATATTCTTGTACACAAGATCATCAAAGTAACGATGCAGTCAACGGTTTAGAATTTGATATAGATAAATGGGCAATTTATAATAGAAGTGATAATTGGAAAAATATATGGACAGTTAACACTAGATATGTAAAAGATGACATTGTAAGATATGGTGGTAACATATACAGATGTATTGTTGGTCACACAAGTAACAGCGACATACGAGAAGGTATCGGAACTGATTTAGGTTTAGATTCTTCTGTAGCAAAATGGGAATTAGTTGCAGAAGGAATTGAATACAAAGGAGCATGGTCAGGTTCACAATGGTATAAAACAAATGACATTGTAACATATGGATCAAACTTGTATAGAGCAAGAAGAGGTATGAGTGGTACTGATACATTTGATGACACAGACGATTGGGATATTTGGTTACCTGGTTTAGGTTATGAAAATGTGTGGAGTGACAATGAAGTTTATCAACCAGGAGATGTAGTAACATACGGTGGGTATTCTTACATAGCATTAACAATTAATATTGGTTCAAATCCAAGTGCATTTGATGTCCAACAAGACGGTGTTGGAGCAGATTGGGAAATTATAACTAGAGGTTACAATTTAAGAGGTGAATGGGATATTTTAGTTCAATATAAACCTGGTGATGTTGTACGCAAAGGCGGCTACTTATACGAAGCACTTTTAAACATACTACCTGTTGAACAAACAGAACCGGGCGATCCAGACAATGACACAACTGCAAGTTGGAGATTAATTACTACAGCGATTGCATGGAAAGGCGAATGGAAAGATTCTGCTAGTGAAGATAGTTCTTTTTTCCAATATTACCCCGGCGATGTAGTTATGGACGAAAGCATTTCTTATATTTGTAAAAAACAACACTATAGCAATATTATCGAAGCTAGACCAAAATTTGATTTACAAAAAAATAGTCCAGGACCAGATTATTGGAGTGTTTATGCTGGAGCAAATGAAACTAGTGTAACTAATAATGTATTGCGTTACAAAGGTGATTTAAGAACTTACAGCGTTAGAGATGATGGTAGCACAGCTGGTCCTTCGAGACTAGCTATAGGAACATCTGGTAATGTACTTAAGGTAGATGAAGACAGTACATTAAAATGGGCTAATTTAGGAGAAATAAACAAAGTTTGGTATGTTGCTGGACAGGGAGAAGATATTCCTGAAAACGGCAGAAGCCAATCAACTCCTTTTAAAACAGTCAAATATGCACTACAGTATTTACAAGGTAATTTATTAGAAAGAACACCTGCTACTGTGTTTGTAGCAACAGGTGCATATAAAGAAATACTTCCAATAGTTATACCAAAAGATGTTGCAGTAGTTGGAGACGAATTGCGTAGCACAACAATTATGCCTGCAGATGGATATGAAACTAGTGACATGTTTTATATGCATAACGGTAGTGGATTAAGAAACTGTACATTACAAGGTTTAAACGGAACATTAGGAGATCCAAATGACAATTTAACTAGACGTCCGTCAGCTGGTGCTTACGTTTCATTAGACCCTACAGCAGGAGATCCAAGCCAAGACTATGCTTGGATTGAAACAAAATCTCCTTATGTACAAAACGTAACAACATTTGGTACAGGATGTATAGGAATGAAAGTAGATGGTGATCTACACAACGGAGGCAATAAGTCAATAGTTGCAAATGACTTTACACAAATTTTAAGTGATGGTATTGGTTATTGGGCTAACGGTGAAGGTAAATCAGAACTTGTGTCAGTGTTTACGTACTATTGCCATATAGGTTACCTTTCAACTGATGGTGGTAAAGTTCGTGCATTGAACGGAAATAATTCATATGGAGAGTATGGTTGTGTTGCTGAAGGTTATGATATAAATGAAACACCGATCACAGGATCTGTTGATAACAGAAGTAAACAGGCACAAATTGCATTTACGTACACAAACAAAGATAAGGTATTTGGAGTTGCATATACAAATGCAGGAGAAGCATATACAAGTGCAACATTAAACATTGCTGGTAATGGTACAGGTTTTGCTTCAACATTGGACAGTGATATTAGAGACGGTGCAATTACTGAAATATTTGTTACAGAAGAAGATTCTAACTTTATTGGTGGTAGTAACTATACATTCCTAGCAAACAAAGCACAAATAGGAACAACAACGACACTTACACTTAGTGGCGCAGATGATCAAGATGATCCAAACAAATATATTGGTCAAAGACTTTTTATATATGACGGTAAAGGTACAGGACAGTACGGAAGAATTACAGGCCTTAACACAACAAATAAGATTGTAACTGTAGCAAAAGAATCAAATGGTGAACCAGGATGGGAACATGTTTCCGGAAGACCGATAGAAGCAAGCCTAAACGATACAACAAGATATTATATTGAGCCACGAGTAGATATTTCTCCTCCTAATTACACTACAGGAACAGTAAGTTTAGGAAGCTCAGATACGTGGACAGATTGCGCTTCAGGAACTTATAATAGTTCACCTATATATGTAGCAACAGCAAATGAAGGTACTGTTGTAACTAGTAACGACGGTGAAGGTTGGAATCCAGCTACTACGTCAAATGGAAAATTTGTTGCAATAGCAAATGGAAACATTTTTGTTGCGAACGATGCAGGTGCAGGTGATTACAGTACAGACGGCGGCGCTACATGGGCAAACAGCGGTAGTTTTACATATACCGGTGTTGTAACAGATATAACTGGCAGACCAGATAATAATACAATGTTAGCAACACTAGGAGGTGGCGGAACTACTACCGATCTTGCACGTTCTAGTGATGGTGGCCAATCATGGTCAACCGTTACACTTCCAACTTCAGATTTTTGGACTTGTACTGCCTACGGAAACGGAACTTGGGTAGCACTTGCAGGTACTGATAGTAATAGAAGCAACAACTATGTCTATTCAACAGATGATGGATCAAATTGGACAGCAGGTACGTTGCCAGCAACTAGCGCATGGAGCCATGTAACTTTTGCAAAAGACAGATTTGTAGCAATTACAAATAAAACAGATAGTTCAGTAGCAGAAACAGCAGTAAGCTATGATGGTATAACTTGGTACGAAGGATCTATGGAGCCAGGCGAATGGTCAGGCATTGCATGGAACAATGGTACATTTTTATGTCCAAAAAGTGATACAGGCGCATCATCAGATGTTATTGCAGTAAGTAGAGACGGGTTTCATTGGACATCTAAACTAGTTGACTCTGCATTTGAAAAACGCGGAGGTGTTATTGCAACACAAAATGGAGTATGGATTATTCCTACTGCTACAGAAGCAAATGCTGTTAAAATTAATTACGGAACACCAGCTTTGGCTAGAGCGTCTGTTGCAAGTGGTAGAATAGGATCTTTTTACATACACGAGACAGGATCAAATTACACAGACACTCCAACTGTAACAGTTTTTGATAATACAAAAACATCAGATGTAACAGTTAATCCTAGGGTAGGCAATGGTGTGCTATCACAACCAGCTATAACTAATTTTGGTAGTAACTACTTTAGATCTAGTGCTACAGTCAGCGGTGACGGTTATGCAGATCTATTGCAAATTGCAGATGAATTAATAGTTACTGGAATCTCAAAACTTCCAGGACCTGGTGATAATATTACCATAGGCGGCATTGACGATGTTACATATTTTGTTGTTAAAATTAAAGAATCTAGTGGAGGTGTAGGTAACTATAATCTAACACTTCAAATTAGTCCTAATTTAGGTAGAGCAGAAGCTCCAACTCACGGAGAAAATGTTGTTATAAGACAAAAATACAGTCAAATTAGATTGACTGGACATGATTTCTTAGACATAGGTACAGGTAACTTTGGAAGTACAAATTATCCAGGATTATATGTGTTTGGATACGATCCAGATGCAAATGCTGAACCAAAACAGTTCCAAGAAGTTGTACAATTCAACGGTGGTCGTGTGTTCTATACAAGTACAGACCAAGACGGTAACTTTAGAGTTGGTGAACTATTTGAAGTTGAACAGGCTACAGGTACAATTAGTATTAATGCGGCATTCTTTGAACTAGATGGTTTAGAAGAACTTAGACTAGGCGGTGTTGTACTAGGTGGTACAGGTGCTGTGGTTAGAGAATTTTCAACTGATCCAACCTTTGCGGCAAACAGTAATAACATTGTTCCAACACAAAAAGCTATTGCCGCATATGTACAATCTAGAGTATCATCAGGTGGATCTGATTTGAAAGTAAACAGACTTAATGCAGGTAATATTAGCTTCGAAGGCAATAAAATTTTCAAAGTACTAGGAGGTTCAATTAGTACTTTAGTACCTGTAAACTTTAAACAAGGAGTTGATGGTGAAATTGCGGCACAAGCATACTTTAGATTTGGTGGCGTTGGCGCAGTAGGCGGAAACTTTGTGGAAGAATAAGATATGATAAATATAACATACACTGGAGTAATCAATGGCTGAATTTAAACTTGGTAGAATACGTTTTATATGGAAGGACGAATGGTCTGAAAGTACAACTTATTACAAAGACGATGTAATAAGATATGGCGGTAGAACGTTTATGTGTGTTGTAGGACACATTTCGCAGACTGACTTTATGTTGGATCTAAATGATGCAACACCTAAGTGGCAACAGTTTGCAGACGGTCAAACATGGAGAGGCGATTGGGCTCCACAAACAGTTTATAAAATTAATGATATTGTAAAATATGGCGGTCAGTTATATATTGCAAACACAGGACATATTTCAGACACAGATACTATTGGTGGATTAGAAAGTAATTTAGGAGATGACAGTACTTCAGCCTACTGGGATCTATTTGGAGAAGGTTTTGATTACAAAGGTGACTGGACAAACGCAACTAGATATAAAGTTAACGATATTGTAAAATATGGTTCTAGAGTTTACATATGTACAGTTTATCATGTTAGTGCGGCTGATATAGTTACTGGTTTAGAAGTTGATCAAGCTAAATGGGATGTTATTAGTGATGGTTTTGCTTGGAAAGCAGATTGGACAATTAATACAAGATATAAAGTTGGCGATTTAGTTAAGTACGGCGGTCAGGTATATAATTGTAATCAAGGACATACGTCTGCCGCAACTGCAACATTAGGACTTGAAGCTGATCAGTCTAAATGGGATTACTATCACAAAGGAATTGAATACAAAGGTGATTGGACAAGTGCAACACGCTATAAAATTAATGACGTTGTAAAAGATTCAGGAACAATTTGGATTTGTACAACTTATCATACATCTAGTGTGTCTCCAAATTTAACAGCCGATGAGGCAAATTGGGCCGTGTTTGTTCCAGGATTAGAATTCGAGGACACTTGGGGTCCTTATTCAAATTATCAAATTGGTGATATTGTAACATACGGTGGTTACACTTATATTGCTAAAACAAATAACTCACAACAAAAACCAGCAGAACAACCTACACACTGGGATGTTTTCATTACAGGATTTAATCTCCGCGGAGATTGGGGTGATGATTCTACTAGCCAAGATTACAGAACAGGTGACGTTGTAAGACTCGGAGGTTGGACATATCTTGCAATAGCAAATTCAAACGGCATCAAACCACCTAATACTACATATTGGGAAAAATTAAATGAAGGTGCAAGTTGGAAAGATACTTGGACAGATGCTACTGATTATAACAAAGGTGACGTAGTGCAACAAGGTGTAAATTCTTACATCTGTGTTCTTGAACATACATCAAGCAATAGTGTTAATGATCCTGCTACAGATGTTGCAGGCACTTATTGGAATTTCTTTAGTGGCGGTGCAGAATCAGGAAATTTAACTACAGCAGGTGATATTGTTTATTATGGAGGCTCTGGTCCAGTTAGGTTACCAGCAGGAAGTCCAGGACAAGTTTTAAAAGTAAATGATGCAGGTGATGCACCAGAATGGACAAGTTTTGGTTCGATTAATCATGTATACTATGTTGACACACAAAGTGGAGTTGACAATAGAACACCTGATAGAGGTATTACGTTAGATAGACCATTCAAAACAGTAAGATTTGCTTGTGAACAAATTGAATTAGGATCTGCAAATGCTGATGATAGATATCTAATGGAAGTAAATAGAGCATTTATACAGGCAGAGACAGTAGAATGGGTTGACTATCAAATAGCAAATGCCATTGCACCTTTTACTGGTGCATTTACATACAATAAAGATAAGTGTCGTAGAGATACAGGTATTATTGTTGATGCAATAGCATGGGACATCAGTCATGGTGGTAATGTTAGATCAAGAGAATCAGCATTATCTTACTTTACTACAGGTGGTTTAAGTTATATTAGCGGACAAGAAGCTGAAACAGTAGCGGCTTTACAATATGCAGAAACTGTTATTCAAAATGTTTTAGAAAAAACTGACCCTACTAACAATTACCAAACATTAAATTCTGTTGCAAGTCCTATTACACAGGTTAAACCAACAGGATATACTACAAATAATATAGATACTGTTGTAGCTAATTTGTTTGATATTATTACAGATGCAATTACAGCAGGAAATACAAATAATGTTCCAGCAGAACTTAAAGCAAACAAAACAATTTTTGTAAAAACTGGACAATACAACGAAGTACTTCCGATTATAGTACCTGAAGATACTGCGGTTGTAGGAGACGAATTACGTTCAACTAAAATATCTCCAGCAGGTAGTTTAGTAGCGGGTAGTGATGTTGCCTATAGTTTAGCATCGATAGCAAGAATAAGAGATATTGCTAGTGATATTGTAACAAACGTTTCCATTACAAAATCAGCAGGCAACGCAGAAACACAAGTTACTTCAAGACCTGCAGGTAGTGCAGGAGCAGGCACAGCGGCCGCGGCGTTATTCCAAGAAATTTATGATTATATTGATTGGGCAATCAATGGTGCGACAGGAGATTCTACAGAACCAACTAAACGTGGTTCAAATACTCCTGAAACGTCTACAGATTACACATATGCTATTGAAGTACTTGAACAAAACAAAGATTTTATAGTAGCAGAAGTACATGCTTATATTGCTGTAACATATCCAGCTTATACATACGATATTGCGGCATGTTCTAGAGATGTAAGAGCATACATTGATGCAGTCAAATTTGATTTGAAATACACTGGTAACTATAAATCATTACTTGCGGCACTTTATTATACAAACAGTGTAGGCGGTAGTACATTAAATGATGTTTTCTTTATGAGAAATGCTACAGGACTTAGAAACTGTACACTAACAGGACTTGTTGGTAACCTTTCAGTAGCAAATGCTTACGGTACAAAACGCCCAACAGCAGGTGCTTATGTGTCACTTGACCCAGGTTGGGGTCCAACACACGAAGCAGTATGGATTAAAAACAAATCACCTTATGTACAAAACGTATCAACTTTTGGTACAGCATGTATTGGAATGAAAGTTGATGGAAACTTACACGACGGTGGTAATGACTCAATTGTTGCTAACGACTTTACACAAATTCTAAGTGATGGTATTGGTTACTGGGTAACAAATCTAGGACGTTCAGAACTTGTTTCAGTGTTTACATACTACTGTCATATCGGTTATCTAGCAGAAGAAGGTGGTAAAATACGTGCTACAAATGGTAACAATTCTTATGGTGACTTTGGTTCAGTAGCAGAAGGTATTGATCAAACTGAAGTTCCTATTTTAGGTGAAGTTGACAACCAACAATTAGAAGCACAAATAGCTTTTGTACAAACCGACGGTGCTAATGAAATTTTACAATTAGAATATTTGAATGCTGGTACTGGTTATACAGATACAAGTACAGCAATCGTAAGTATAACAAACATAGGCGGTACTGATAATCTTAGAACACCTGGAACATACAAAGGTATAGTAGGTTCTAGTGCAGGATCTGGTACTGGACAAGAATTTGATGTTACAGTAGGTAATGTTGGTGAAATAGAATTACTTACAATTATCAAAGGCGGTACAGGACATGCTCCAACAGATACTATTACTATTTCAGATAGTCTTTTAGGAGGCGGCGGAGCGGCTGACTTAACATTTGATGTTGATACCATAGGAGCGGCAACTAGATATACACTAGCTGGTGAAGGTTTTGGAGCGGCAGTAAGTGGTGTTACAGTTAGAAATGGTGGTGTATTTGAAGTACAACTTGAAGAAGATTCAACAGTGTACGGTGGAGATGGTTTTGTAACTACTGCATCAAATGCACAAGCAGGTAATACAACGCAAATTACACTAGCGGCAACTGATGTACAACCTACAGGAGCATACAACGGAATGATGATCTATCTAGTCAGTGGACTAGGTGCAGGTCAATACGGTGTAATTGATACTTTTGATGCGGCAACAAAAATTGCTACTATAACAAAAGAATCAGATGGTACACCGGGATGGGAACATATTATTGGTAACGCTATTGAAGCAACACTTGATGCAACATCTGCATATGATATTACACCAAGAGTAATTTTTGATGCTCCATCTAGCGGTACAAGAGCAAGAGGTCGTGCAAGAGTTGCAGACGAAAAAGTTGTTGAAGTCAAAATAATCGAACCAGGAAGTGGATATAGTTCACCTCCACAAATGACTATTATTGATCCAAATTCTACAGTTCTTGTTCCTCACACTGTAAGAATAGGAAACGGAGTTTTAGGACAGCCTACATTCTCTAACAGAGGTACAGGATTTGTTACAGCAAGTGCAGAAGTTGTTGGTGACGGTTTTGCAGATATTAGACAATTAGGAACAAAAATAAGAGTTGATAATTTAGGTAGTATACCACAAAAAGGTGCAAATGTTGAATTTGCAAGTTTACCTAACAGATGGTTTAAACTAGTGTCAATTACAAACTTAACAGGTAATAGTCCTTATCAAGCTCTACTACAAATTAGTCCTGCATTAGAAGCAGACGAAAGACCACCACATCAAGATCAAATTACAATTAGACGTAGATATTCACAAGTTCGTTTAACTGGACACGATTTCCTTGATATTGGTACTGGTAACTTTACACAAACAAATTATCCAGGAGATCCATTATCAGCTCCTCAACCTGATAGAGAAACTAATGATTTCGGTGGAGGAAGAGTATTCTATACATCCACTGACCAAGATGGTAACTTTAGAGTTGGTGGATTGTTTAATGTTGAACAGGCAACTGGTATTGCAACATTGAACGTTGAAGCGTTTAACATTTCAGGTTTGAACGAGCTACAACTGGGTAGTGTGGCACTTGGTGGAGCAGGAGCAGTAATTACTGAATTTAGCACTGACGGAACGTTTAGTGCAGACTCGGACAGTATTGTTCCTACACAAAAGGCTATTAAAACTTACATCACATCACAAATTGGTGGTGGTGTTGCTACATTGAATGTGAACAGTGTAACAGCAGGTGTGGTTGAAATTACAGGAGATCAAATTTCAACAACGTCCGGCGGTAAGATAAATATAGAAAACACAGTAAACTTTAAAGGCGGCATAGATGGTGCACCAGTAGCACTACAAATGTTCCTACTAAACTAACGGAGACAAAAAAATGGCAACAGGAAGAATAGGAGCGGCGGATTTAGCAAGTGGTACAAATACTACCGTATATACGTGTCCAGCAGATACGTATACTGTAGCAAGTGTTAACATCTGCAATAGAGGTAACCAAGCTACCGCTGTAAGAGTGGCTGTAGCGGCCGCTGATGTTCCAATAAACAGCGAATATATAGAATATAACACTGAAATATTATCAAAAGGTGTTTTAGAACGTACAGGTATAGTACTAGCGGCTGGGCAAAAAATTGTAGTTTATAGCTCAAGCGCAAATATATCGGCAGTAGCTATGGGGATAGAAACCTCAACGGCATAAATACAATAGGAGAAGGATAAAACCATGGGAAGATACATAACAACAACTGGTACTGCTGGGGTTACTACCAAGACAGTCAGTGGAAGCGTAGACGCTGTAGTTAATGACAGACTATTAGTTGATACATCAGGCGGCGCTTATACAGTCACGTTACCGGCAAACGCAACTTTACTTGTTGATGACACAATACAAATTATTGATATTGCAAACAACGCGGCAAGTAATAATATTACTGTTGCTCGTAACGGAAGTGAAATTAACGACGCGGCAGACAATCTAACAATTGATGTTAACGGTGCTATTGTAACTTTGATTTACAGTGGATCAACATACGGTTGGATCGTTGGCGCAGTATAATAGATAGTAAAGGAAAGTAGATATGGCATCATTAGAAGCGTTATTAAAAGCTAAGATACCCGCAGGTACAGAAGACAACCTTGAAACGGGGCGTATCTACAGTTTTACTGAGGGTAACACTTATACAAAATTTTGTAAACAAATTTGTTGGTGTCCAAATAGTAATGGTACAGCAATAATTGAAATTTGGGGTGCTGGTGGTTCCGGTGCAAAAATGTGTTGTTGCGGTGGAGGAATTCCAGGTAATTCAGGATCATATTCAAGAAAAGAAATTTCTATGAGTTCGAGCAATACTATTACGGGTTGTACAGGATTTGCTTGTGGTAATTCTGATGCACTATGTTTTAGAGGTTGTTCAGAACCTACAATGATTTGTTGGTTTAGTACAACTAGTAATGGTTGTATGTGTGCTAGAGGTGGTAAAGGTGGTGTAAGTATTTGTTCAACGTCTCCGAGCATGTACTGTTGCTTTAGAGCAAACGGATTTTGTTACACTAACACAGGACCAAACTGCGGAACAATTTGTAATCAGTGTACAGGACAATGGGACGCTATTGCATATGGCGGTGATATTAACAGATGCGGAAATATAGGGTGTATGGGATTCCATGGTTGCTATCCACAATGTATTTGTCTGTTTAGATCATTTGTTGCATTTCCTCCGGGCATGATTGCAGAATGTGGTGGATTTGTATCCTACGGAATGGCAGGTGATTCAGCTCACGCTCGTTGGTCAGGAGGTGGTCAACTAGAAGCTATTGCAATGATTAACGGAGCAGGTAAATCACCAGGACACGGTATTCCTTGGAAGGGTTGTTATAGAAGTGATACAAGCTGTGGCTGTTACAATACAAACGGATGTATGAGTACATTGCCATACGGTGTTGGTGGTCCTGGACCTCAACCATGCCCAGGTGTGAGAGATCATGCTACCAGAGGTGGTATGGGAGCATTAAGAATTAAGTTTATAGAATCGTAGAGGTAAGAAATGGCAAGTTTAAAAAGTATTTTAGTATCCAGAAGTGGAACAAGTCAAGAAGAAAACATCGAAAAAGGAAAGGTGTTTGCTTATTCAACGGTTGCTTCTTATACTACATACCCAGGATGTTTTTGTTGGATTTCTCCAGGAACAGGTGACGTAGAAATTGAAGTTATTGGTGCAGGCGGATCAGGATCTAGAATGTGCTGTTGTTCAGCAACCATTTCAGGAAACTCAGGTGCATATGCCAAAAAAGCAATTACAGTAGCGGCAGGATGCTGGATTTGTGGACATGCTGGAAAGAGTTGTAGAAATAATTCACTTTGCCATAGAGGATGTTCAGAACCTGGCAGGGTATGTTGGCAAGGTAACAGCGGATCAAATGGCTGTATGTGTGCTCAAGGCGGTTGGTCAGGAGCAAGTTGGTGTACAACTGGTACAGCACGTAGATGCTGTTTTGCGGCAAACTCATGGTGTAATACATCATACAACGGTTACTGCGGTATTGTTTGTAACAGATGTACAAATAGTTGGTGTAACCAGGCTTACGGTGGAGATGTAAACAGAGATGGCGTACTTAGTTGTGTAACATTTTGGCACTGCTATCCAAACTGTAACTGTTCAACTATTCATCATACTGCACTTCCTCCAGGAATGTTTAGTGAGTGCGGCGGTGTAGCATCATATTCAATGGACAGTGATAATGGACACGCTCAATGGTCCGGTATGGCACTTAATGGCTATATCAATGCACTAAATAGTTTGTCGAGAATGCCAGGTTCAGGTACTTTATGGTCTGAATGTTGGGATGGAAACAGACAGTGTCAGTGTTATGACACACAAGGTTGTTCAATGTTTGTACCACACGGTTCAGGTGGTCCAGCGGCGAGTCCATGTAGCGGTGTTCGCGACAATGGTTGGGCAGGCGGCGATGCCTTAATTAGAATCAAATATGTAGAAAGTTAAATGGAGATAGAGAAATGCCTATTAGAAAAACAATAACAGTTGCTTATCCAGACGAACCGTACAAAACAACAACGGACGCTGGTAAGACATTTGAAATGACCTATACAGGTCCGAGATACATTCTTTGTCAAGTAGACAGAGATGATGATCAAGTAAGAGAAGCTGGCAGAGGTGACAAAGCTGATGCGAAAGAACTTGATCCAGCAGGATACGAGCAGGATGATTATGATTATATCGTAATTGATGCTTCAGAAAGCGATGCAATGTGCCTAAGAGCGGCATATATGACAGACGAATATGAACATGCTGATATTGCTGATTATGAAGAAACTATTACAGATGCAAACGGAGATACATCTACGTATAACCACATATACGAAGGTACTACTGGAATGCTACCAAACATTTATTGGGCAGACAGCTTGTATTACAATCATGAAACAAGCACATGGTCAGGTCCAAACTTTAGAGAACATGTAAATTCAAGAGAAAGCACAGTACAAAGCTACGCAAATATTGCGGCGTGTATGAGACGTGCTTTAGCAGATTCTAACCAAACATTTACAGATGAAGAGCGTACACTAATGACTAATCATTGTACTTGGTTGGAAAATGTTGACACATTGTATGCTGGTATTAATCACTGGAAATGGCCTTTCCCAGAAACAGTAATGCCATACTACTTTGATCCAGACACAGATACAGCATAATTTAAAAATTTCTCTATCCAATATTAACCGGACTTAACCTATATTAAGAATATATACTGTTGAGTCCGGTTTTTTAATGGAGAAAATTTAATATGACAAAAAGATCAAAAGCCTTTTTCTTAAACGGAGGTGCTGGCCGTATGCTTTGTTCAATACCAGCATTAGAACTATACGCCAAAGAATCAGGTGATGATGATTTTGTAATTGTATGCGAAGGCGGTACAGATATGTTTAAAGGTCATCCTGTACTACATGAAAAAGCATACGATCCTTGGCATAAAAATTTATTTAAAGATGTCATAAAACACAGACAAGTTGTTAATCCAGAACCATACCAAGTGTGGGAATACTATAATCA